GCAAAGCTGTCGGATATAAAGTATGTCATGTGTTCTACTGTATTAGTATTTGTGTTATATAGTTTAATGATAGTCAGAGTTAGCTTTGGTGAGATGGTATGATATATAGGTCAAGCTATCACCTACGCATGCGCGATCTTCGGTGTGCTTGGCTTATATCGTATCATATATAACTTGAATTACCCTAAAGGGTAATGTCAAGTCCATTCTTAATCATCTCTTGTGCCATCTTGTATTGGTCTATGGTAGTGATTACCTTGCACACACTGAACTCGCGTCCAGCTACTACCACTTCAGTGGTCCACGTTGGTTGGCTACCTGCTGGGTAGTACTCAAGTATTGCTACTCCACTTTGTACTGCCTCTGCTGACTTGAACTGTCGCTCGCCGTCTGCTGTTAGGCACGTCACTCTATGGTACGTTGTTCCTTCGAATGTCTTACTAATACTACCGATGATTACTCCTGCTAACTTTTTCATAATGAGTTTATTTTGTTTTGTTTGACCCACGGGGGGCTTTGATTGCTCAAATTAAGGTGGGGTGTGTTTCTAAATACCCTCACGCTCTCGATAATTAACCCCAAAAAAAATTTATCTTATTTTCTGAAAAAGTGTAGATTTTGTAATAAGTATTTACTACATTTGGAGGGACAAGGAATTTCGCTATCCTAAGAGTTTTATAGGAACGGTTGGCGCGGGCAGGTGTCATTGATACTGTGTTTCCCCCCATTGCACCATTACGAACAGGTACGGAAAATACTAAAGACCTCTCTATCAAAGGGGTCTTTTTTAACCGCTTAAAAATAAAATAATGAATAAAGAAAAAGAATGTAAGTGTGGTGGAAACTGCAAATGTAAGAAGGCTATGCAGAGTACCAATGGGGATATGGATAGTTGGTTAGATGATTTAGAGAATAAGGAACAACCAAAAGCTTGTAGTATTGAAAATCCGGACTGTGAAAACTGCGGAAGTTAAATAATATTTAGTATATTTGTACCAGAGGCACACGTAAGTGTATCACCCTAGAGGACCGTAAGGGCAGTATAGGGTCAGACGTTGGATTGTAGCTCCCAAATAGGGAGTAGAGTTTTCTCCAATAGCTTCTAAAAGAAAGGATATAGCGTTAGTTAGGATAGAATGCACACAGGTAGGTGCGGTGAAGTAACACCAGTTTTATTATCCTTTGGTCTCATCTGAGAAGCACTGCTAAACGTAAAGTTCCAATCGAAAGAATCAAAACCCAAGGGGGAACCTATATCCGTAAGCCAAATAACTTATACTTCCCCTCTAATGAAAAAATTAATATTTATATTATTATTGTCCGTATCTTATGGATCGGAGGCGCAGCAAGTACTGCCTGTAGATAAGTTATTACATCTAGGGGGTGGTTATGTTATTGGCGCTACAGCTACCTCTGTTACGTATTATTATACCCAGAACAAAAAGACTTCTATTATAATTGGTATATCAGCTGTACTTATAGCTGGTCTAGGTAAGGAGTTGTGGGATATAAAACACGGTAGCCCAGAAACAGCAGACCTAGTTGCTGATGCAGTAGGTGGGGCTCTTGGTATATTCACTGTAAAAATAAACTTCTAATTCTTCTTGGGTTGTACTAAAATCTTTTATATCTTTGTGAGAATCAAAAACTATAAAGATGAATTTTAAACCAAACGGAAACTGGGTGTTACTCCCTAATCCAGCCAAGAGAAAAACAGATTCAGGAATTATCCTAGATGATGCCACTGTGAATAAGCTGAAAACTAATATCTTAGAAGTACAGGCTGTAGGACCTAATTGTTTATTTGCGAAAGTAAAGGATACTGTTATGATTGATCCTAGAATGGAAGCCTTAATGGTGGAGCTAGAGGATAAGAATTACATTATGATACCAGAACATCAAATCCTAGGTACAATGTAATGAAGGGATCCGTCACCATAAGCCTAGAAGACTACGAAAAACTTAAGACTGCTAAAGACACCGCTAAGGATTTAGTGGGGAATACCCAGCTTGTTACTAAAGAGCTGCAGGTATTTCTAAGCTTCCTATGCTCTAGAGGTTCTATTAAACCATTTGTGGATGAGTTTAACAGGCAGTCAGTTGCTTCTACTATTATTGTAGAGAATGAACGGGCCCGTATAGAATTTAAAGATGATAAGAACTAAATTTACAACTGAGAGTTTAACAAATTTAATAGAACTAGTGGACGAATTTGAAGCTAAATTGCATACCTGGACCGAGAAGAATATCAATTCTACTTGGGATATGGAAGTATTTATAGGTGATTATGAATACCATATAGTGGTAACAGTAAACAATGAAGAAGATAACAATAGCGATAACCTCGAACTATAAGCATGTTCAATTTTGGAATGGCATATTTAATATGACCCCCAAAGAACTTGATATACTTGTATTATTTTTAGAATGTGCAGATGATTACAGTAATTTGTGTACATTAGAGAATAAGAAATGTGTAGCAGATAGGCTAAAGCTGAAGGATAAGAATACGCTTAATAATTATATTAAGAAGCTGAAAGATAAGCGAGTGTTTGGTATAACCAAAAACTGCTACACTTTGAACGAATTATTAGATCCAAAAAATGGGAATATTCAAATATCTCTATCAAGGAGATAACATAGATCTACTAGCCTCTGGGCATGTAGTTACAGAGTTCTTAACAGAGAGTTGTTACGTATTAGTCATCCAGGATAGTATGGGTGAGGTAGTAAGGGTTGCACAGACATCTTTTGAGGACCTTTAAGAATAAGTTAATAGAACTAAGAAATGGCTGAGAAAAAAAAGTTACCTAGCTTCGTACAGATGGCTAAGAATTTTGCTGGGGAACTAACAACGTATATAGCCTCCGGAGCCCCCAATGTGGAGGAAGAGAACTATAAGAAAAGATTAGACACTTGTAATAAATGTGAACATCTTTTAAAGGCCACTATGAGGTGTGGTAAATGTGGGTGTCTACTTGAGCATAAAGCAAAGTGGAAGACCACTACCTGCCCCCTAAGTAAGTGGGACCCAGAGATATTATCAGTTGAACAGAAGGATTCTTTAGAAGTTATTAGAAAAAGATCTGAACAAGCTAAACTAGATGCAGCGAAAAAGAAAGATGATTCAAAAACTGGCGAATAAATACAATCTACCTCTAAGTAAAATAGAGGAGATAGTAAATTACCAGTATAAGTTTGCAGCAGATATTATAAAGAAAGGAAAGTTCGAAGATGTACGACTTCCTTATTTTGGTAAGTTCTCTGTGAATAAAGGAAGATTAAAGCATATACAAAAGAATGGAACTACTAATAGTAAGTAATAAGAAAGTTATAGTCTCTGTCTACGCCCTTAGTATTAAGGAGTTTGCAAAAGTTGCAAGTAAGAAGGACGGAGATAAAGAACTAGCGTACATATATCATATGTGCGATCATAACTCTCCGTTTGCAGTATATGACCAAGACGTAAGAGAGGCGGAAGTCGCATCTAGTATTTTTAAGCTAGATTGGAATCCAAGTAAAGATGTACTCGTAGCGTGTGATAAGTACAAGGAATTAAAGGAAACTCACGCAATTAAACTTTTGAAAGCAGCTAGATCTGCAGTAAATAAGCTTAAAACTTATTTTGAGCTAGTAGATCTTACCTCTGTGGACGATAACGGAAGACCAATATATCAAGCAAAGGATCTAGTAGCTAATTTATCTAAAATGGCAGATGTAGTTAATGGTCTAACTAAACTAGAAGAGCTTGTTAAGAAAGAGAAGCAATCCGCCGCTGTGAATAGGGGAGGAGTTGTAGTTAATAAATACAGTCAATAATGAATTACCTTGAAGATTTAGATGAATATAACGATGTAATGCATAATGCATACCTAGTTGTTATAAACCAGAAAACTATAGATTCTCTATATGAGGATCTAAAGCTTTCGGGAAAAGATTACTTTACCTTGCCTTTTGATTTCAATAAACCTAGCAGTGTACTGGAGATTTTAATAGACCACTACTCTGATATGGAGGATTATGAGAAATGTGCAAAGTTAATACATATGAAGGATGTTTAAAGACACAGTATTGCTGCATCAGTCTGCCATTAACTATATGGAGAATGGTCACTATACATCTGCTATGCCTGGGACACAGGCGTACTATGATTATTGGGATGAAGAAAAGAATAGGTGTTTATACGGATATACTTCCGGAGATATAACCATTACAGGTAATCATTATTTTTATCTTAACTATTGCCCTATTGATAGATCTGTTAAAGAGATATTACCAGACGGTACAGAGATTGCCAGGCGTGAGAGAACTTTTCCTGCGTTTTATGATGGTGATTTTAAGTATTTTACAGCGATAGACACATGTAGGAGAGAAAATAAACATATGACAGTGTTGAAAGCACGTCGTAAGGGATATTCTTACAAAGCTGCTGCAATGTTAGCTCGGAACTACTTTTTTATACGTAATAGTAAGAATTATGTGTTCGCAGGGCAGAAGGAATACATCATTGGGGATGGATTACTCTCTAAGACGTGGGAAATCCTTTCATTCATAGATGATAACACAGCATGGACTCAACCTCGTATTAGAGATAGAGAAATGAGCAAGATGTCTGGATATAAGAAGAATGTAAACGGAGCAGATGTAGAATTAGGAATGAAGTCCCAGATTATCGGAGTATCTCTGAAAGATAACCCTGATAAGGTAAGAGGGAAAGCAGGTGAGCTTATTTTCTTTGAGGAAGCAGGTGCATTTCCAGGATTATTGAAAGCATGGGAAGTAGCAATGCCTACGATGCGTCAAGGAGCAAATACTCTTGGTACTATGGTAGCTTTTGGTACTGGTGGTACAGAGGGTGCAGATTTTGAAGGGATGGAAGAGTTATTTTACAACCCTCATTCATATGACTGTTTGGCCTTTGATAACATATGGGATGTTGGTGCCGGTGGTACTAAGTGTGGACACTTTGTGCCAATTTATGAAAACCTAGAAGGGTTTATAGATAAGGATGGTAATTCTGACAAGGATACTGCAATAGAATTCGAGGAAGGAAACAGGACTAAGAAAAAAGGTACTAGTGATCCTAAAGCACTTGATCAGTATATTGCGGAGCATCCTTTAAATCCCAGAGAGGCGACATTGCAGATTTCTGCAAACCTGTTTGACATAGCTTCTTTACAAGCTCATTATAACAATGTGAAAGTCAACAAGTTAGATAAGATAGGAACTTCTGGAAGATTACTTTACGGTAAGGGTAACAAAATTGAGTTTAAACTGGATGGAGATTGTAAACCTATTATAAGGTATCCACACAGGAAAGAGGATAATCTTAAAGGAGCTGTTGTGATATACGAGGCGCCTTATAAGAATCTAAAGGAACAAGTTCCTGCAAACCTCTACTTAATCTGTCATGATCCATATGGCCAGAATCAATCTGCAGATTCATCTTCTTTAGGTGCTGTATATGTATTAAAGAGAGTTAATAATATCTCTACTCCAGATGATATGATTGTTGCAAGCTATGTGGGTAGACCTAATACTCAAGATGATTTTAATAGGAATCTATTTATGCTTGCAGATTATTATAATGCTAAGATAGGGTTTGAGAATGACCGTGGAGAGGTTATTGCATATGCTAAACGTTACAGAAAATTACACAAGCTCCAGGAAGAGTTTGAGATGCTTGATAAGAAGAACCTTAGAAGTAAGACAGTAAAAAGACAGTTTGGGATGCACATGACAGAGCCCCGGAAACGTCAAGGAGAGTTATATATTAGAGACTGGTTGAATGCTGTGAGGCATAAGAATGAAGACGGATCTCAAATACTGAATATGCATAAGATATATGATTTAGCTCTATTACAAGAGTTGATAAAGTTTAATCATATGGGGAATTTTGATAGGGTGATGGCCTTTATGATAGGAATGTACCATACAAGAGAACTATACAACTCGGAGGTTAGAGATGTATTAGAAGACAGAACTGCTGATAAATGGTTTGACTCAAACTACTATTAGTGGTATATTATAAAGATTGCTATAAAATCAAAGTATAGCCTTTTTTATTCATAAAAATTAATTATTTTTGTAGGATATGCACTTAGGATCAGAAAAAATACCACAACAAAAGTTACCACTATCAAAGAAGACAAAGATTTGGAGGGAAGCCTGCGTGTCCGCGTTTATTGATATGTCTAACAGTTCTTCTAGTACAAGGAAGGATGATTTAAAATCGTTATATGATTATTATAACGGTGTAATTGAGGCGTCTGACTATAAGTACGTGTTAAGTCCGTACGGTAAGACCCGTACGAATTTCCCATCCAAAATGCGGAATTACCCCATCATCAAACCTATAATTGATCTTCTCCTGGGGGAAAAATCTAAACGGCCCCTCAATTACACTGTAAGTGTTTTAAATGATGATGCTGTTTCTCAGAAAGAAAAGCAAAAGCATGAGCTTCTTATAAAGAACTTGGAAAAGCAATTTATAAACAAGCTACAAGAACAGGGGATGGAGACAGGTATGGGAGAGCAGCAAACTGAGCCTCCTGAAGATATTATAGCAATGTTTGAACGTAGTTATACAGATAACAGAGCTATTTTAGGTCAACAATCTTTAAACTATATTATACAATCTCAAGAAGTTAATTCTAAGTTTCAAAAAGCTTGGTTTCATTATCTAGTGTCTGGAGAAGTTTATACTCATAGAGGAGTCCGTAATAAGGAACCTTTCTACGATGTTATAAATCCTATAGACGTGGATTACGATATGGATCCAGATTTAGAATATGTAGAAGACGGTGATTGGGCTCTTGTACGTAAATATGTACACGCTTCTACAGTTATTGATCACTTTAATCACATATTATCTGAGACTCAGGTACTAGAATTAGAGGATCCAAGACAAACAGAGGCAGATAACTACTTACTTTATACTAGATCAAG